CCCTGTAGTTAGTGGTGTCTACTTCATATCTAAGGAGAACGAGGGCAGTCTTATGCGCCCGTTCCCAGTTCTATTTGATGATGTAGATGAATTTCAAGTCCGCTATCACCACCCATTACCTGACAACCAAGTTATCAAGGTTGACTGTGCAGGGTTTGGCTTTGTCCTAATGCATAAGTCTATTGTTCCTAAGATGCGAGAAGCATTCCCAGGACAGTCTATGTTTATGGAAACTGGTGATGGCAAAGATGAGCATTTTGTCGGCGAAGATATTATCTTCTTCCGCCGTATGAAGGCAGCAGGTGTACCACTACACGCCCATACTGGAGCACTGGTAAAGCATATGAAACGCTTTAGCGTTGACTATGACTATTATGCATTGTATTGGGCTAACGAACATTTAAAGACAAAACTTATGGAACAAGAGCAACAAGGAGAATAAGTGGCTGGTCGTGATATTACAGAAGGTCGCGGTTCTAATGTCGCGGACGTTGGTTATGCTATCGCTGTTGATGTTGGTGTAGTTGCTACTGATGCTATCTGGCAGAATACTGATATAGCCTATGATGTTGCTATCGGTGGTATGCCATTCATCTATGCCATCAATGATTCTAACCCATACATTCGCCAGACTGCTCCTTATAGGAAAGAACAATTCGATAATCAAACCGAGCCTGGTGAGCAGTCGCTCACTGGTTGGTGGATTAGAAGTCAGTCATCCTTTCATAGCGGAGCGGGGATTACTTTCTTTGACCCTGCTCTAGTAATCAATGAAAGCACATATCGCTTCGCCGACAGTCGTAACGTAGACGTCTGGACTAAAGGCGAAGTAACCCTGCTTAATGCAGTAGACGAAGAGCACTATGTAACAGGAGCAGTATCTAGTAACCTAAGAGCAAATCAATCTTTACGCTCTATTAAATATGGCAACACTCAAGGTGTTCTTTTAAGAGATGAATATGATGTAGATAAGATTGCTCAAGATGGAACTGTAACCCACTTTGTTGATTATGTTTCTGGCACCGATGACAAAGTTTATGCTATCTGCGATGATGGCACTGATGCTTATTGGGTTACCAACGTAGTTCACTCTGGTAGCAACAAGTTACACGTCTATAAAAAAGCATTAACTGCCGATTCTACAGTTGCTGAAACTTTTATGTTTAGGGAAAATGGAATTACTGTAACTAATGCAGTAATGGAGTTTGTCAAAGAGCGTATTGTTATGTGTGCTAATAACAAGGTATATGAGTTTTCTTCAGCAGCCTCAGGCCTACCTACTGCAGTCTATACACATCCTTCTAGCGCTCACGTTTATACCAGCATAGCAGCATCAGGTCCTGCAATATATGTTGCTGGTTATAATAACATTCAATCCACTATATTAAAATTTACCCTCAGTACCGCAGGTGTTATGCCTACCCTGACCCAAGCGGTAGTAGCAGCAGAGATGCCAGTGGGCGAGATTATCCATAAGATTCATTACTACTTAGGCTATATGATTATCGGAACCAATAAAGGTATTCGAGTATCTGTAGTATCTGATGTAGATGGGTCTATAAACTATGGTCCTTTGATTGTTGAAACTGACCAGCCAGTGTATGACTTCTGTTCACGTGACCATTATGTATGGGCAACGGCTGGGGTCGATGGATACCCAGGGTTAATTCGTATTGACTTAAGTCAGCAACTAGAGCCTTTAGTTTTTGCTTACGCAAATGACATTTATTATGGCACTTCACTTGGTCACGAAACCACAGCCTGTGCTTTTGCTGGTGATACTGATAGACTTGTCTTCTCATCAGAATCCAACACTGTTGGCGGGACTATTACTAATAAAGCACTTACAAGCAATGTTGCTACCTTGACAACTGCTACAGCCCACGGATTAAGCGTTGGAGATGAAGTATGGGTTCAAGGTGTTGACTCAACATTTAACTCTACGAATTTATTTACAATAACCGCTGCTACTACAACTACATTTAGTTATACCAAAGCAGCCACAAACGTAGCCTCAACTGCAGTAACCTCGGCAACTGCTTTAGCAAATGTACCTGGTTATACTTACATTGAAAGCGCTAGTGAAAAAGCCACAAGTGGATATCTACAAACAGGCTTTATCAGATACAACACATTAGAGCCTAAAAATTTTAAACGTTTGATAGGTCGAGGTGAATTTGAATTCGGCTCTATGTCCCTACAAACAGTAGATAAAGATGGTTTGGCATATGATGTAGTCAGTTATGACGCATCAGTTCCAGCAGTAGAAGTAACTACCAGCCAGCCAGCAGGAGCACAAGAATTTTTAGCATATAAATTTGTTCTAACCAGAGACGCTACAGATAATACCAAAGGTCCTACATTCAAAGGCTATCAGGCTAAGGCCACTATCGCTACACCTCGACAACGAGTAATTAGATTTCCCGTCTATTGTTTTGACGTGGAGACAGACAAGTACAATGTTCTAGTCGGCTATGAAGGCCGAGCCTTAGACCGAATCAATGCTCTAGAAACCATTGAAGAAGATGGCGACATTGTTACCTGGCAAGACTTAACCACTGGCGAATCTCGTCAGGTTTCTATAGAACAAATACAATTCACTCGTATGACTCCACCAGATAGAGGATTTACTGGCTATGGAGGAATGCTCACTATGACTGTAAGGACTGTGTAATGACACCTACTGAATGGGCTGGCCTAGCCGTAGCCATATTTACTTTGATTGCTGGATTTGCTGGCGCTGTGCGCTGGTTGGTTAAGCATTACTTATATGAACTACGCCCCAATGGAGGCTCAAGTCTTAAAGATAAGGTTGATTCTTTAGAGAATAAAGTAGAACTATTAACTGAATTAATCAAGGAATCTTTGAGGAGATGAATGAAACCTGTAGCCAAAGTAGCGTCACCTGCTGCTATTGCTGTGCTCCGTCAGGCGACAGCGTTGTATCCGAAGCGCAAGAAACTGTCAGACGGATTGTTACCTTCGTTAGCGCATCGGAAAGCCAGCCCGAACTCGGACCACAACACTGGCCTAGCAGTAGATTTGACTCACGACCCTGAGGGCGGTATTGATTGTGCTGTCATCTTTGAGAAACTTAAAGAAGATGAACGAGTGGATTACCTCATTTACAATAAAAAAATTTGGTCAAGAGCCAGACGAAAAGAAGGCAATAGGAAGTACACAGGTAGTAATCCTCACGTTAAGCATCTACATATTTCTATTAATGATACTCACCGCAGTGACACTAGCCCCTGGTTCTGGTGGCTAAGTCAACCTAAGATTGTGAATCAGATTGTGGCAAATTTACAGCCACAACCTAAGAAGAAGGTTGCTGTTAGTACCATTGTGGTACCAGTATGCACCTGCTGTAAGGTTCACAATACAAAACGAAAGGCAATCTAAATGGAAACACTAAAGCAAGTATCGCTGACCTGGTTCCGTGCTGCAGCATCTGCTGCTATTGCACTCTACCTCGCAGGCGAGACCAACTTTAAGACCCTCGGAGCAGCAGCCCTTGCAGGGTTCCTCGGACCAGTTCTTAAGTGGCTCGACCCATCTGCAAAAGAGTTCGGCAGAAACGCAGAGTAGTCCTTTAAACGCCCTATAAGGCGATTTAAGACCATAAGACCCCCAACCTAAGGTAATCACCTTGGGAAGGGGGTTCTTTTTCTTTTTGTCGGCGTGTCGGTTTGGTAAAAACTTTGACATCGTGTGTATAATTTATCTATAATAGATAATATATATAGGGGCGAAGCCCCTTATTATATATATAATATATTATAATATATACAACTAAATATTCCTAGCCCAAGTGTTGAGTACTCTCCTGTCCTCCGCTTAGGGCTAGGATATCTAACGACAGGAGAAGTAAATGATTCAATTACAGGGCTATGAACTGCCAGCCCATATATCTTATTCGGCATTCACCACATACCTGACTTGTGGGTATCAGTATTATCTAGGTCGACTATTAAAACTACCTGAAGAGCCAAGTGTCTGGTCCGCAGGTGGTCGTGCATTCCACGCAGCAACTGAGGAATGGGACTTAGCGAATGACTAATGAAGAACAACGGATTGCAGAAGCATATAAAATCTGGCACAAAGCCTGGAGTGAGGAAACAAAAGATTTAGATTTGGTTAACGCCAGAGTTGCAGGTCGTTCTACAAAGGCTTACCCTGACAGGGAGAATGCTTATTGGTGGAACGAGCAAGGCCCACAATGGGTGGATAACTACATCTCTTGGCGTAAGAGCAATACGAATTGGAAGATTTGGAAAACCCCTCAAGGGGCTAGAGCAATCGAAATAGAACTCAATCCCATCATCGCAGACGTGCCTGTGAAGATGGTGATTGACCGTGTCTTTGAGGTTGACGGTGAACTTACTATCGTTGACCTTAAGACATCAGCGCGTAGACCAATATCTGACCTACAACTTGGCTTCTACAAAGTCGGGCTAGAGATGATGCTTGGTGTAAAAGTCAATCAAGGAAACTACTGGATGTCCAGAGACTCTGGGACAGGAGAGATGATTGACCTAAGTAGATATACCGTAGATATGCTCGAATATTTAGTGTCGGGCTTTGATAAGGCTCGCAAGGCTGGTATATTTCTTCCTAACCTATCCAGTTGTAGTTTCTGTGGACTCACAGAACACTGCACATTTAAGAAAGAGAATAAATGAACAACGACGATTGGAAGATTCAAGTCTCCATCAAATCATCAGCATCTAAGGATGCAGATATGATTAACATTCGCGCTAACACTGCGGATGAACTGAGCGTCCTACTTGAGGGCGTATCAGATTACTCAACTCAAATCGCAGCAACGGCGAAGATGGTGCAGGCAGCGTATAATACACTCCCTTTAGCGACGCCCGCTTCAACTCCCGCCACAACGCCACCAGTCTCCTCCGCAGCCGACCCAATAGCGGAAGCGTCAGGTGGATTAGCGGAAGAAACCATACGTGATAGGTATGGAAATGTTTGGGTTTACAACAAGCCTGGTGCGCCAACTTGTATACGTGGAACTATGGTTCTTAAATCAGCAGTGAGCCAAGCAGGTAAGGCATACAAATGCTGGTCAGACCCTGCTGCTGGTCCTAAGTGGTCTGGTGAAAAGATTCCTAAGGAGCAGCACGCTCCAATTATCTGGGCATAAACTAAAATTGATATAGGGGTAGTTGTGATGGGGAAGTCAATTACCCCTATATCATCTTAAGACAGGAGCAAAATGAAAACATTGGCAAGAAGCATCGGCAGAGCCGACATAGGTGGTGAACCATTGCCACACATATTCAAGTCTTTTGAAAGCAACAAGATTATATTCCGTAGGGCAGAAGTATCTATGCTCGCGGGAACTCCAGGTGTAGGTAAGTCAACACTAGCCCTGGCATTAGCACTTAAGATGAGAGTGCCTACGCTTTACATCTCAGCAGATACCAATGCACATACTATGGCTATGCGCCTAGCATCAATGATTAGTGGCAAGAATCAAACTGACGTAGAGCATCTATTACAGACTGACTTAGGTTGGACTAAGGCTGTCTTAGCCAGGGGAAGTCATATCGTATGGTCCTTTGAATCTAGCCCCAGTCTGGTTGATATTGACGAGGAAGTGCA